TATGGCGCACTCGGCGGGATTCGAACCCACGACCCCTGCCTTCGGAGGGCAGTACTCTATCCAGCTGAGCTACGAGTGCAACGCGCACGCATGATACCCATCTGATCCGATGGCGTCCATCGCCTTGATCTGTAGCCGTTTTTACCTTTCGCTGAGAAGAGGCCGGCAGAAACACTCACAAACGCCTCTATCCATATGCAATATCGATATTTCCATAGTCGCTGTTATGCCATCTATCCTCTGGTCACAACTTGTTATAACAAGTCATCGATCAGCGAAGAGATCTCATGGCCGAACTGCTCCCCCTGTCCCCGGTACCGCTTTACACCCAGCTCAAGGAATTGCTGCGCGAGCGCATCCTCGACGGCACTTATCCATCGCATAGCCGCATGCCCTCGGAAAGCGAACTGGGCAAGGCTTTCGACGTCAGCCGCATCACCGTGCGCCAGGCGCTGGGCGACCTGCAAAAGGAAGGGCTGATTTTCAAGATCCACGGCAAGGGCACCTTCGTCGCCAAGCCCAAGGCATTCCAGAACGTCAGCACCCTGCAAGGGTTGGGCGAGTCGATGACGCAAATGGGTTACGAGGTGATCAACCGCCTGCGCAGCTTCCGCCATGTGCCAGCCAATGCATTGGTGGCCGCGCGGCTGCAGGTCGAGGAAGGTAGCCTGGTCACCGAGATCCGCCGGGTGCGGCTGATCAACCGCGAGCCGGTATCGCTGGAACTGACCTGGTTGCCCAAGGCCGTCGGCGAAAAACTGGAAAAGGCTGACCTGGTCACCCGCGACATTTTCCTGCTCCTGGAAAACGACTGCGGCATTGCCCTTGGCCACGCCGACCTGGCCATCGATGCCGTGCTGGCCGACAGCGACCTGACCCAGGCCCTGGATGTTGAAGAAGGCTCGCCGATCATGCGCATCGAGCGCCTGACCCATGCCGCCGACGGTACGCCACTGGACTTCGAACACCTTTACTACCGCGGCGATGCTTTCCAGTACCGCCTGCGTATCGACCGTCAGAAGGGGAGCAAGGCATGAGCATCCAGACCCAGGACTACGACATCATCGTCATCGGTGGCGGTACCGCCGGGCCGATGGCGGCGATCAAGGCCAAGGAGCAGGACAAAAACCTGC